CCCGTTGACCACGTGATCGACGACCCACGCGGCCGGGATGCGGACCACGTTCTTGACCGCGTCCCAGGCATCACCGATCAGCCGGGCGCCGGTCTTGAAGGCGTTAGGCAGGGTCTTGGTGAAGGCATCGACCAGCGGCGCCACGATGTGGTCGTGGATCAGGTGCCAGGCGGCCACGCCGACGGCCTTGATGTCATCCCAGGCCTGCCGCCAGTGGGTGCGCAGGAACGACACGGCCACCCGGATCAGCGTCAGGCCGGGGATTAGCCACTGGCCCCAGCCGTGAGTCAGGAACTCCCAGGCATCCTTGGCCCACTGCTTCACATCGGACCAGACCCGGTGCCAGTGGGTGGCCAGGAAGATGACCGCCGCCACCAGCAGCGTGATGCCCGCGATGATGCCGAGGGTGGCGATGTTCTCGGCGACCCACAGGGCAATCCACGAGGCCGCCTGGGCGACGTTGGCCCCGATGATCACCGCGTTCTCGGCCACCCAGGTGACAGCCGTCTTGGTGGCCGCCCACACCGCCTTGGCCGCCTGGATGGTCCACTGCGCCACGGTCTTCGCAGTGGACGCCACCCACGCAGCCGCCGATCTGGCCGCGCTGGCTTCGCTGGTGTAGGTGAACAGGACGATCGCCTGCCGGACCGTCTTGTACACGCCGACCAGGCTCTCGATGATCTTCATGGCCTTGTAGCCGGCCGCCACGGCGAGCAGCCCGACCGCGATTGCCTGCAGCACCTGCGGCGGGGTGGCGCTGACGATGGCAGCAAGGGCGGTGGCGATCACGGTCAGGGCAGCGCCGAGCCCGCCGGCCAGGATGATCAGCAGCTGGGCGAACAGGTCGATGATCGTCGGCAGGATGGGTGCGAGGCCGACCACCAGGGCGTTGATCAGCTTGGCCAGCGCTGGCGCGAGCTGCAGCAGGGCGTTGGCGATGACGCCGAACACGCCGCTGTTCTCAAGAACCTTGAAGACCTGCCCGGCCGCCTTGGCCAGCACATCGAAGCTGGGAGCAAGATCCTTTATCAGGACGGCGACGGCGCGCAGGACCGAGACCAGGTCGCCGATCACCGCCGACGCGAACCCGGCGAGGATCTTGCCGAGGGTGACCAGGAACGGCAGCAGCGACCTGACCACCGAGGCGAGCTGGACGAACACCGGGGCCAGCGCCCTGGCGAAGATCGCAGCCAGCTGGCCGATGATCGGGAACAGCGCCGACACCACGTCCAGCAGGGCTTTCAGGATCACCGAGCTGGACCGCAGGACGGGCGCGAAATCCTTGAGCATCCCGCCGAGATCCTTGCCCAGGGTGCTCAGGATCTGGGAGAACACGCGGACCGCGGGCATGGAGGCACGCAGCAGCGTGATCAGGCCGGGAAGCAGCCCGGCGACCAGCCCGCCGAGCCCGTCGAGCAGCGGCCTCATCAGCGGGGCCGCGGCGCGGAACGCCTGGTTGAGCAGCGGCAGGACCATCCGGGCGATGTCGGCGAGCCCCTTGGCGAACGGGACCACCAGGGTCATGGCCCCGCCGAACACCTGCCGGATCAGCGGGCCCAGATGCTCGATCAGGCCCGTGATGACATGGACCGGCTGGACGATGGCCGGGGCCAGGGACTTGGTGAACCCCTGCCACCACTTCTGGAACCCGGTGATGTCGTGGAAGACCGACTGCAGCGACGGGGACAGCTGGCTGGCCTGCTTGTTGATCGCGGCGAGCTGTGCCTGGGCGGCCTGGGCCTGGGCGGGGGTGGACGCCGCCGCCAGCCTGGCCTGGGCCTGGCTCTGCGCCTGTGCCAGCCCGAGCGCGGGCTTGGCCGCCGCCATGCCGAGGATGCCCGCCACGCCGACCCCGGCGAGCCCGACGCCACCGGCAGCCAGCGGTGCAGCCAGCGCGGGCAGGGCCCCGAGCAGAGGCGGGATGGCCCCGGCGATCAGCGAGCCCTTGACCCCCATGGGGGACAGGTTGTTGAGCGTCGGGCCCATCGCGGACAGGATGTTGCGGTGGAACGCGGCGGTGCCGCTGGTGCCCGACCCGCCGGTCCCGCTGGTGCTGAACATCTTGGTCAGGAACGAGAGCATGCCGCCGCGGCGGTGCGCGTCCGAGGTGATCTGCTGGTCGAGCCGCTGGACCTCCTGCCGGGCCCGGCTGGCCCCGGTCTGGTCAACGACGGGGGTGAGCTTGATCTCGTGCCGCTCGCCCTCGAACCGCTTCACCCGCTGCTCGGCGAGGGTCATCTTGCGGTCGAAGTCGCGGTCCTCGATGTCGAGGTGGGCCATGATCGTGCCGGCGTCAAACGCCATCACTCACCACCCCGCTTCTTCTCTAGCTGCTCCCGCATCGCGGTGAGGTCGATGACCCTGGTGCCGGGATCGACGTCCTTGCGCACCTGCGGCCCGCCGGCCGAGGCTGCGGGGAATCCCTCCTCGCCTTCGCCTTCCTCGAAGCGGATCGTCCCGTCGCCTTCCAGCCCGTCGAGGTAGGTGCGGCGCACCGTCCACGGCAGCCCGAACCACTCGTCTAGCCCCAGATTGAAGTACCGGCGGGCGAGGTAGGCCTCTACCCGGCGACTGCGGACGGCAGCGCTCTGACCACCGCTGTCCCACCGCCGGTCCCTGCTTCCGGGTTGACCACCTCGCCCTGGATCCAGGTGTAGAACTTGACCCGCACCCGCAGCGGCAGCTGCAGGAGCTGGGCCGCGCTTGGCTTCTGCCCGCACAGGGCGGCGAACAGCTCCGCGGTGTCGGCCATGAACTTGACGAACGCCTCACCGGTCAGGCCCACCAGGGCGTCGAGCATCTGTTCCGGGGTGGCGTTCTCGTCGATCGTCGGCGCCATGCCAGCGGCCTGCGCGTCGTGGTACAGCTTCTTGAGCCCGTCGAGGAACGCGCCGATCACCGTGTCGGTCGGCTCGGGCACAGTGCCCTTGGCCTTGACGCCGGCCTTGGCGAAATCCCAGTCGAGCGCCTCGACGACGTCGCCTGCGTCGAATGCGGGCATAAGCAGCAGCTCCTCAGCTCGTGGCGACCGCGGTCAGGTCCGACCAGGTGATCTGCGAGAACGGGCAGGTGGCGTTCAGCGTCAGCGGGTACAGCCGCTGCTGGGCCGCGCGCCGGTAGGCCGTCTGCACCTGGCCGGCGCTCATCACCGTCGGGATGTTCAGCACCCGCGCGAAGCCCTGCTGGTTCTTGCCGATCACCGCGCACGCCATCGAGGCGAAGTTGGTGGACAGGGTCAGCACCTGCTTGCCCGGCTGGCCGGCACCGGCCGGGGTAGTGGCGATCGAGCCGCCGTTGCCCCAGGCCATGTTGACGTTGGTCAGCGTCTCCTCGGACAGTGAGCAGGTGATCTGCAGCGTGGCCGTCGAGACGATCACCGCCACCGGGGTGGGCTGCTCCTCCACGTTGATGTCCTGGGTGGAGGGGTTGAACGTGACGGTGACCCCTGCTTCGGTGGCGCCCACATAGGCCCAGCCGAGACCGGTCCAGGCGGTCGAGACACCGAGGTTCTGGTCGGTCGGCATCGCCGTGCCGGGGATCGCGGTGAACAGGATCCCGACCCCGTAGAGCACGTTCTGGGTTGCGTATGCGGGCGGGGTATAGACAAGCGGTGGCCCGGCCATGTCAGCTCTCCTGGGTGATCGTCACGCCCGCGTCGGCGGCGGCCTCGGTGATCGCCGCCACCATCGAGACGGGCACAGTGGTGTATTCGGTGCCGACGGTCAGGCCGCCGTAGCTGATCGAGTCGTGCGGGCCCTCGACCTTCATGCGGACCGCCTCGCCAGCTGCCACCGCAGCAGCGGCCTGCCTGGTGAGCAGCTTGCCGAGGTATGCCGTCTCCTGCTCGGACAGCGGCTGGTCGGCGGCGGGAGCAGCTTGGGCGGCTGGCTTGTCGGTCACGGGTGGCTCCTCACGCGGGGTTCAGGGAGTAGGCGCGGACGGCGAGGGTCGTGGTGGTGGTGAAGTCCACGACCACGCATCCCTGGGCCTGCTGGACCAGCGCCGTGGTGTTGATCGCCCCGGCGTAGGTGACCTGGGTCGGGGCCTGCTGGTTGTACGTGGCCACGTTCCACGGGCCCAGCCAGCCGACCGTGCTGGCGGCGATCGTGCCCGCCTCGGCGGTGGCCGGGGCCACCTGCCCGGTGTTGCCTATCGGGTCGCCGACCAGCACCTGGAACGCGCCCGCCGGGGTGGCGCCGCAGGCGAAGCCGAGCACCACCTGGCCGTTGTTGGGGATCATCACGCCGAGCGCGGTGCCCCACGCGGTGATCGCCGACGGCGAGCCGAGGTCGTAGCCGGGTGTGGAGGCGACCACCCACAGCCCGTTCAGCGGGTTGAGGTTGAGGGGTATCGGCTGCAGCAGCACCCGCGGTCCGGT